GGTAACGCGCGACCGCTTTCTATTTCTAGTAATAGAAGCTACAATCATTATTAATTTAAGGGATTGCAATCGCCATGCAGATCAAGATCGAATCGAACCTGAAGGAAATTGCGGCTCGGATGAAGGCCAAGCAGAGCCAAATTCCCTATGCCGCGGCGCGGTCTTTGAACGATCTTGCCTTTGCTGTTCGGCAGGAAATTGTCCAAAAGACCTATCCCCAATCGTTTCAGGTGAAAAACCAAAGATTCGCGGGTGTGCTTTTCCGGTATGAAAAGGCGACGAAGCAAAGACTGGTTGCCGAGGTTTATGACCGAATTGCTCGGCAAGGCAAATCAAATTCAAATTACTTGGCTCGGCAGGAATCTGGCGGATCAAAGACATCACGGGCAAGTCAGAACGTGGCGATTCCATCTCGGGAACTCATAACCAAGCAAAATTCACAAGGTCGCGTTCCAGATAAAATGCGCCCAAAGAACCTTCTTTCCCAGAAAGGGTTTTTCAAGACCAAAACCAAAAAGGGAACTGATGTCATTATGGGTCGCCAGTATTCCAATGTTACTGGCAAGGTAAAACGCGGCGAATCAGGAAAACTAAAGGTTTATTACATCTTGAAACCGAGGACTATAATTGGTCGAAACTTTCCATTTTATCGTGAGGCAATGACATTTGCTCAAAGAAATTGGCTACGGATATTTACGCGAAATCTATCTGCCGCGATGAAAACCGCAAAATGATCGAAGACATCGAACGACTTAAATACGAGCGGATGTGGTCAAAACCTGAATATCGCGGGTTTAGTCCGGGCGAACAGATCGTCGGAACCGCTCATTCGATGTTCAAAAAATATGGATCGATCGGCTCATTGATTGATTTTGGGTGTGGAACTGGCAGAGCGGCTGAACGGTTCAAGCACTTAGGCCACGAAGTCACGATGGTCGATTTTGTCCCTAATGCGGTAGAGGTCGAAGGCATCGATTTTGTCGAGTCTTGCCTATGGAATTTGCCGCATTATCTGAAATCGGATAACGGGTTTTCCTCCGATGTGATGGAACATATCCCGACCGAGAAGGTAGAAGAGACGCTTGACCGGATCGCGGGTGCTGTTTCTGACATCATGTTTTTCCAGATCGCCTTAACGCCGGACTCATGCGGGAGCCTGATTAACGAAACGCTTCATGTAACTCTTTGGTCAGCTATGCAATGGACGCAGGAATTAAATAAAAAATGGCAGGAACTATACGTTGAAAGCAATGGATATAATCTGATTTATGTCGGAAGAAACAAAAATGGATGAAAAAACAACCTGCGATTCGCAGTTTTTGGTTGATATTTTAGAACTCACACGAGCCAGAATTTCTCAATTAGAAACAGACGGTGTGATAAAAAGAGCAGGACGGAACGAATATTTTCTAGCCGAAAGCGTCAGAAATTATCTGCGGCTCGTAAAAAACCGATATGGCAGTTCCGAAGATGGATCGCCAAGTGACTATAACGCCGAGCGGACTCGGTTAACAAAAATTAAAGCTGACTTGGCTGAGTTAGAAAAAGAACAAGTTTCGAGCAAATTGATACCGTCTGCGGATGTCGAGCAAGCATGGGCGGTCATGGTTACAAACGCAAAAACTCGCCTGATGAGCATCCCTGTAAAAATCGCTTCTGCCTTGTTTGCGGCACAAAACAATATGAACGCGATCAGGGAGATCGTCGAGGTCCAAATTATAGAAGCACTTCAAGAGTTATCAAATGTTCAAGTCAGAACTGTTAATCCCGTCAGAGTCTCAGACAACATCGACGACGTTGATGGCGGCGATAAAGCTGTTTACTCCTCCGCCGAAACTAACGGTCAGCCAGTGGGCAGATCAAAACAGAAGGCTATCTCCAGAATCGTCGGCTGAGGCGGGACAATGGCAAACCAGTAGGGCAGAATATCAACGCGGAATAATGAATGCGATCTCTGATCCAAACGTGACAGAGGTCGTTATTATGTCGTCAGCCCAGATCGGCAAAACCGAGATTATCAATAATCTTGTTGGCTATCATATTCATCAAGACCCCGCGCCTATCTTGGTTGTGCAACCTACATTGCAGATGGCGGAAGCGTGGTCAAAAGATCGCCTTGCTCCAATGTTGAGAGATACACCTTCGTTGCAAGGAAAAGTTGCTGATCCAAGAACAAGAGACTCAGGAAATACGACATTTCATAAAGTTTTTCCGGGCGGTCATATTACGATGGCAGGGGCAAACTCTGCGGCAAACTTGGCATCTCGTCCGATTAGAATAATACTTTGTGATGAGGTTGATCGATATCCTGTCTCGGCAGGAACGGAAGGCGATCCAATTTTGCTTGCGAAGAAGCGATCCGTCACGTTCTGGAATCGCAAATTCATCCTCGCATCAACTCCAACAATCAAAGGCGCTTCACGAATTGAGTTTGCTTTCGAGGAAAGCGATCAAAGATATTATCATGTTCCTTGCGAAGACTGCGGTCATTTTCAAACATTGAAATGGAACAATGTGAACTTTGACAAAGATCAACCTGAAACAGCCGTCTATACTTGCGAGGAATGCGGCAGTCAGTGGGATGATGCCAAGAGATTAAGAGCAATTAAGATGGGCGAATGGCGTGGGCAAAGAGAGTTTAAGGGAATTGCGGGATTTTATCTCAATGCTCTTTATTCTCCTTGGATGATGCTTGCCGATGGCGTTCGTGAGTTTCTTGAAGCGCGGAAACAACCTTCAACGCTTCGCGTTTGGGTAAATACCTATCTCGGAGAGACATGGGAAGAGCAAGGTGAGCGCGTCGATGAACATGATCTCTATTCGCGTCGAGAAGATTATACCAAAACATTGCCAGATCAGATTGTGATTTTAACGGCAGGAATCGACGTTCAGGATGATCGCTTGGAGTGCGAAATAGTAGGATGGGGAAGGAATGATGAGTCGTGGTCTTTGGATTATCGCGTTTATTACGGTGATCCTTCTGGTAACGCTGTCTGGGCCGATCTTGATTCCGGCTTATCACAGACATGGATGACCGAGAGCGGGAAAGAACTAGGCATCCGATCAGCCTGTATCGATTCTGGCGGTCATCATACTCAGTCAGTCTATAGCTATGTGAGGCCAAGAGAGGGGCGAAGAATCTTTGCAATCAAGGGAACTGGTGGAGAAGCAAAGCCTCTAATCTCACGACCTACGATGAATAACATCGGACGGGTCAAATTGTTCCCTGTCGGTGTGGATACCGCCAAAGAAACTCTCTATTCGCGGTTCAAAATTACTCAGCCCGGACCCGGTTATTGCCATTTTCCAGAACATTATGATCAAGAATACTTCCGGCAGTTGACCGCAGAACAGCAAGTCAAACGCTATCATAAGGGCTTTTTAAGGCGCGAATGGCAGAAGATACGACCCAGAAACGAGGCTCTCGACTGCCGAATCTATGCAATGGCGGCTTTGGCGATATTGAATTTGGATGTAAATAATCTTGCTGATCGCCAAGAAAGAGCGTCTGCTAGTGTCGCGTCCCAAAATGAGATACAAAGTAATGAGCAGAATATAACTCTGAGACGACCGATGCGACAAAGACCCAAAAGCGGCTTTGTCAATTCGTGGAGATCGTGAATGGCAAACCTTTTTAATGTTTCAGAATCTCCAATGGAAACGCCGACCGAAATCACGGTTGGCGACTATCTTTTATGGCGGCGTAATTTCCCAGACTATTCACCAACAACTTATACCGCCACATATGTTGCGAAGATTGCAAACTCTGCAACTGAAATTCAAGTTTCATCAACTGCATCCGATGGCAACTTCCTATTCACTGTAACAAGCGCAACATCGTCTGGGTTTACTGCCGGAAATTATCACTGGCAGTTAGAGATGAGCGACGGCACGAATCGGATCGTCATTGAGCGCGGGATGTGGACAATCCTGCCCGATCTTGATGTTGGCTCGGCTGATCCTCGCTCTCATGCGGAAATCATGGTTGCAAAGATTGAATCGATCCTTCAGGGACGAGCCGATCAAGACGTTGCAAGCTATTCAATCAATGGGCGCTCATTGACCCGCATGGGAGTGACCGATCTGACTGAATGGCGCGATTATTACATGGCTGAAATCGTCAAACAGAAGCGGGAATATCGTAAAAAACTTGGTCAGGCGACGGGCCAAACGATCCGCGTGAGGTTCTGAAAATGGGTCTATTTGACTTTTTTCGTGATAAAAGGTCTGCGACAGCGGGTCGATTTCCTCGTCGATCATATACGGCGGCGGCAACTGGTAGGCTTTTCGCTGACTTTGTGGCGAATACTTTATCGGCTGACAGTGAAATTCGTCCTGCTCTCCGCAGGGTTCGTGACAGGTGTCGTGATGTTTCTCGTAATAACGACTATGCTCGTCGTTATCTTCAGATGATCGAAACCAATGTTGTTGGTGATAGTGGCGTTCGCATTCAAGTTCGAGCGCGAAATGCTGATAAGTCTTTAGACACAGTTGGCAACACAATCATCGAGCGCCAGTGGGATTATTGGGGTAGGCGCGGAACACCCACGATGGACGGCAAAATGTCGTGGCTCGATTGTCAGAGAATGTTTATTTCGAATGTCGCGCGGGATGGTGAATGTATCGTTCGCCTTGTGGAAACACGGGAAAACCCTTGGGGTTTTGCGATTCAATTCATCGAAAGCGATTATCTCGACGAAGAATATAACGTCTCTGTAGGTCCAAACGGCAATCAAATCCGCATGGGTGTTGAGATAAATAAGTTTGGAAAACCAGTAGCTTACTGGCTTTTGGCTGCTCATCCGGGCGATCAACAATTTGCCAAATCATCGACTGTGAAACGCATTCGTGTTCCGGCTGATGAAATCCTCCATATCTTCTTGTCGGATCGATCTGGGCAGACCCGTGGGTTCCCTTGGATGGCAACGGCTCTCACTCGCCTGAAGATGCTTGATGGCTATGAAGAAGCTGAATTGGTTGCGGCTAGAACTGCGGCCTCGAAGATGGGCTTCTTCACATCTCCAGATGGTGATGGCTATTCCGGCGTTGATATGGAAGATTATAACGCGCCGATTATGGAAGCGAGTCCAGGAACATTTGAACAGCTTCCGAAAGGTATGAATTTCACGCCATTTGATCCCCAACATCCGGTTTCTGCGTTTGCGGAGTTTGAAAAGGCTGTCTTGCGCGGCATCGCTTCCGGTTTGGGCGTGTCTTATGTCAGCCTCGCCAATAATCTTGAAGGCGTTTCATATTCTTCAATTCGTCAAGGCGCGATGGAAGACCGAGATCACTATAAGATGCTTCAGCAATTTATGATTGAGCATTTTATTGATCCGATTTTCCGCAAGTGGCTCATAATGGCTATGTCAACCAATCAGGTCACTATTCCTGTCATTAAGTTTGACAAGTTTGCCGACAACATCATCTATCGTGCGCGTGGTTGGAATTGGGTTGACCCTCAGAAAGAGATCAACGCTCATGTAATTGGCCTCCAGAATGGCATTACGACCATGCAGGATATTGCCTCGCATTATGGGCGTGATGTGGAAGAAGTCTTTGCTCAGATCGATGCAGAACGTGAGTTGGCGCGTCAGTATGGCATTGAAACAGCTTTCCAACCGTTCGGACAGAAATTGCCGACAGACGCAGTAGTTACTGGCGGGACAGGTGGGACAGATGGGACAGTATAAAGGCGTTGAAATCAGTTTTGTTCCTTCTGATGCGATGGTCGCAGAGGCAGAGCGCGGCCTTGCTTGGCGGCAGGAATTCGGTCGTGGCGGAACTGAGGTAGGGATCGCCAGAGCGCGGGACATCAAGAATAAGGTCGATCTTTCGCCGGATACGGTTAGGCGAATGAAGTCATTCTTTGCGCGGCATGAAGTAGATAAACAGGCTCAGGGTTTTCGTCCGGGCGAGGATGGTTATCCTTCGAACGGTCGGATCGCTTGGGCGCTTTGGTCTGGCGATGCGGGCATGGCTTGGGCTAATCGAAAGGTTGATCAGATGGATCGGATTGATAATCAGGACCGAGCGGCTCCAGATGCTCTCAGTGTTGGCGATTTTGTTTCATGGAACTCTTCCGGTGGAACCGCTAGAGGTCAGATCGAACACATCATGCGGGAAGGGGTGCTTGGCATCCCTGACAGCGAGTTCTCAATCAATGCTTCGGCAGAAGACCCCGCGGCCCTAATCCGAATCTTCCGCGAAGGCGCTGATGGATGGGAAGCGACTGATACTTTGGTTGGTCACAAGTTCTCGACATTAAATAAAATACAATCGCTCAGATCATATGAAGATATACGGCCATATCCGAATGAACACGCGGCGCGGCTGAAAGACCCGTCTCAGTATGATTCGTTTGCCAGAAAAAATAACGATTTTGGCGACGGGATAGATGCGATATATGGTATCAAGAGCGGAAAATCTGAATTACAGGCGATCCGCTTCAAGTCCAATAAGTTTACGGCGGCAGAAGCGCGTAAATGGTTAAAGGATCACGATTTCAGCCCGATCTCTTTTGAGGAGGCTACGGGTAAAAAGGCGGATGAGATGGATATTGAAAAGCGCCATATTTTGAACGTCGCGGAGAATGATGAGACTTATGTCATCACCTTCGCCAAGGAAAAGATGTATTCTGAGGATGAGGCTCCTGAAATGGAAGAACCTGAAACTCTACTTGATGTTGCTCCGCCAGTTGAACTTAATCCCCTTGAAGCCTCTCCTGCGATGGCAATGCCTTTGCCTGTAAATGGCGAGGAAGATCGCTCGGCTGATGGCCTTCAGCATCGTTCCTATTCGATGGAAGCGGCTCCAGTTAATCCTGACGAGCGGCGCGTTCGGATCGCTGTGTCGTCTGAATTGCCAGTTGAACGCTCGTTCGGGATGGAGATTCTGGACCACAATCCTAACTCCATCGATCTCAGTTTTCTTGCTTCCGGTCGCGCTCCGCTTTTATTGGATCACGATCCTGAGAAGCAAATCGGAATCATCGAAGAAGTGGCTCTTGACGGCTCGGCGCGTGTGATGCGCGCGACGGTTCGCTTTGGAAAAGGCGGGCTTGCAGGAGAGGTATTTCAAGATGTGGTTGACGGTATCCGCCAGAATATCTCTGTCGGTTATCGGGTCAATAAAATGGTTCGGGATGATAGCGTGGACGGGACGGTCTATCGCGTCAATTCTTGGACTCCTTTGGAAGCATCGATTGTCTCAATTCCTGCCGATATGTCGGTCGGAGTTGGTCGATCGGTTGAAATTATCTCTAACTCATTGGAGGGTCTTGAAATGACCGAAGTTAAAACGGACGAACTCCGCGCGTCCATCGCGAAAGCAAATGCGGAAATTCTTGCCATCGGTGCAAAATTGAATAAACGCGATCTCGCTGAAAAGGCGATTGCTCGCGGTGTTTCGGTTGAGCAGTTCCGTGGCGAACTCATCGAAAGCCTTGGTTCGGATGCCATTGTGCAGAATCCGAATAATGTCGGCATGAATTCGCGTGAAGCACAAAGCTATTCGCTTCTCCGCGCGATCAATGCCGCGGCTACGAATGACTGGTCGAAGGCAGGTTTCGAGCGCGAAATCTCGAATGAAATCGGCAATCGTCTCGGTAAAGATGCCCGTGGCTTCTATGTTCCTGCCGATATCGGTTGGAGCAAGCGCGATGTGATCTCTGGCACAGGCACAGGCACATCGAAGGGCGGCTACATGATCGGCACAGATCAACGTGGCGATCTCTTTATCGACGCTCTCCGCGATACGCTTGTTATGGCTGGCCTCGGCGCTCGTATGCTCACGGGTCTTCAGGGCAATGTGGCGGTTCCGAAATTGGCGACCAAGACAACGGTTGCTTTCGTTTCTGAAACGTCTGCTCCGACCGAAGGCGCTCCGGTATTCGGTCAGTTGCTTATGACACCGAAGACCGTTGCAGGTTATGTCGATATCTCCCGTCGCATGATGATCCAGTCCGATCCATCTGTCGAAGCAGTTCTCCGCAACGACATCATCAGCCAGATCGCGGCAAAGATCGATGACGTAGCGATCAAGGGCGGTGGCGCTAACGAGCCGACGGGTATCCTTGGCACTTCCGGCATTGGTGCAGTTGCGATTGGCACAAACGGTGGCGCTCCAACTTGGGCTTCGGTGGTTGCTCTTGAACGCGCTGTCGCGGTTGCTAATGCCGCTACTGGCAATCTCGGCTTCCTCACGAATCCGAAGGTCATTGCGAAACTTCGTGCAACGGCTCGTCAGTCGTCAGGCGTTGAAGGTAACTTCATCCTCAACGATGCAAATCGGTTGCTCGGCTACGATGTGACTTCGACGAACCTTGTTCCTTCGACTCTCACGAAGGGCAGCTCTTCGGGTGTTTGCTCGGCAATGATCTTCGGTAACTTCAACGATGTCATCATCGGTATGTGGAGCGGCGTTGATGTGATCGTCGATACGGCTTCGCTCTCGACGAGCGGCTCAACCCGTCTTGCATTCTTCCAAGACGTTGATGTCGGCGTTCGCCATGCTGAGTCGTTCGCGGCTGTTCAAGACTACACCACGACCTAATTTCGGATTTTAGGTTTTGGAATATAGAGGGCCGGAGTTGCTATGCTCCGGCTCTTTTTTTGCAATATCGTCATATTTTTACTATATGCGGATCGATATTAGGTTTGTAAGGATATAAAATGCCGACGAAACCGATAAGCGATCAACTTCTGGTTGAAACTTATAAAATATATTTAGCTGAAAATAAAAATATTCATGCAACTGCTAGGGCTTTGAAAATTACTCCGCAAAGCATTCATCATAGATTGGATAAGTTCAAAGAAAGATTTCCGAACGGTTTACCAGAAAATAATGAAAACACAAAAATTTGGACCTATCCAAAATGTCTTAAAATTTATGCTCCGAAGACGAAGTGGATTATTGGATCAGACCTACACGCTTGGGATGCTAATCCCACAAAGATATATAATGCATTTTGTGTCATCGCAAAGAAACTAAAAGTTGACGGAATTATCCTAAATGGTGACATTATAGATGGGGCAAGAATCAGTCGCCATGCTATTCCGCTTCGATCCAAATCCCCTAAAATTGCTCAAGAAATAGATGCAACAAAAACACTTCTGAAGATGCTGCCAAACACAAAATACAAATGTTGGACAATCGGCAACCATGATATTCGGATTGATAACTATGTTGCGGCTAATGCTTCTGAACTGGATAATTACATCATTAGCCTTCAGGAACACTTCCCGAATTGGCAAATGTCTTATGCAGTTGAAATAAATGGAAATACTGAAATTCGCCATCGCTACAGGTCTGGCATTCATGCGGCTTGGAATAATACCCTACATTCCGGCATTAACATCCTCACTGGTCATACCCATCAACTCAGCCTGACAGCGCAGAGAGATCGCAGAGGTAGCCGATATGGGATTGAGACCGGAATGCTTGGCGATCCAGATGGTCCGCAGTTTGAATATACGGAAGGCGCTCCGAGTAGAGCGCAACAGGGGTTTGTGGTTATTTCGTTTGATGAAGACGGGCAACTTCTGCCGCCAGAGATTTGTGAAATGGTAAGGGGCCGCCCTATTTTCAGAGGCGACCCCGTTTTTATTTGAAATATAGCGAAGATTATTCTTCGTCTTCGTATTCTTCTTCATCTTCTACGAGATCGCCATCGATCAGGATGAGAACAGGCTTATCAAACGCTTCAGCGACAGCATCAAAGTCGTCAGCAAGTTCCCAAAAATCTGTATGGACAAACTCAACACCTTCGTCAGAATACCATGACACTTCACCATTATCGTCATAATAGACTTCACGAATTGTATATTCACCTTCGTCACCGCCATTCTCATAAGGAGCAAAAACAACGCGATAATCCCAAGACATTTTCTCAGCCTCCGAGTTGGAAAGTTTCAAATTCTCAAAAGAGAAAGATTGCAAAAATGCCAAACTCATATTCAATCTCCCTGATTTGCTATAAAACCATAATCTAGAATTGCCTCAATTTGGTGACATCGGATGGAAATATCGCAATTCAAGGATATAAAATCAGGCAAAAAAGCGGCTATTCTTGGCGGTGGTCCATCGCTTCCTGGCGATCTTTACCAACTTCCGGCAGAAATCGACCTGATTGGCATCAATCAACACGCGCTCCTTCTCCCGCTTGATTTGATTGTTTTTTCCGACGAGCCAATGTGGGAACTGTTGAAAGATCATCCAAGTCTCAAGACTTCCCATCATCGGATCAATGATTCGCGGCATATTTGGTCTGGCATCTGTCCTGATTTTGGCCTATCCGGTGTCAAGGCTCTATGGATTGCCGATTATTTAGGTTATAAAGAAATCCTGCTTTGTGGGTTTGATAGCTATCAATCAGGTCGGCGTTATTGGCACGATCAGCCTGATGAAAAGCACAAATCAAATGTCTGGCAGAGAGATTTAAGAGTTTGGGAAAAACTCAAACTGACCATGCAAAACCCAGAAAAGGTTAATTTCCTTTCTGGTCCGATGAAGGAAAAGTGGCATGAAGATTGAATTTACACAGGCGACATTCGTAAACGGCGAGTTTGCCGATGTTGGAACCGTTCAGGATTTGCCGGGCCGCGATGCCGAAAACTTGATTAATATGGGTCGCGCAAAGAAATTTGCGGATGCTCCGGCGGCTCCTTTGGAAGATCGCTCTGTCGGTCTTAAGGAGGCTCCTGAGGCTCCAGAATTTACAACTCGCAAGGGCAAGTTTGCCAAGAAGTAAGGCTGTCCAATGGCTGTCGAAAGCGCATCAGATCGGGCCTATATGTTGAATGTCTCGGATTTCGGGACCACGGCAAGTTATACGCTTGTCGCGGGGGGCAATTCTTCAATTATCGGGATATTCGACAACGAGTTCTTTGAGGCCGATCCGCAGGGCAATGTGGCTTATGCTTCGGCACAGCCTCGGTTCATGGTCCAATCTTCGACTTTGCCGGCAGGGGCAGATTATGGCGATACAATCGTTATTTCGTCGGTGACCTATAAGGTTAGAATCATTCAGCCGGATGGCACTGGAATGACGACTCTGGTCTTGGAGAAGCAATAATGGCGCATCTTCGAAAACAGATCAGGGATCGAATAGTCTCAAATGTTTCAAACCTTACAACTACATCGACGAGAGTTTATCAGACGCGGTTCTATCCGATAGCTTCAATCAATCAGCCCCTATTGCTGATTTATACGTTGAGCGAGGATAGCGAAGCAGAAACAATGACCCGTCCACGCAAGGTCATTAGACGGGTTAATTTTACGCTTGAAGGTATGGCTAAGGCGACATCCGGTTTGGATGACACTTTGGATGCCATAGCGCGAGATGTTGAGGAGGCGGTTCTTGCCGATCCAACTTGTAATTCCTTGGCAAAAGATACGGTTTTGACGGGGACAATTATCGATTATAATGCAGAAGGTGAGCAACCTGTCGGCTCGATTAAGATGACGTTTCAAGTTACTTATCGAACGACTGAAACTGAATCAGAGTCGCCAGCTTAGGAGTTTTGAAATGGCAAATCATACAGGTTCGGAAGGCGTAGTTAAGATTTCTGCGAACACCATCGCGGAAGTTAGGTCATGGACCCTAACCAATACGGCAGACACGATTGAAGATACGACAATGGGCGATTCATGGCGCACATATAAGTCTGTTCTTTCGGCCTTCACTGGTCAGGTAACTTGCTATTGGGATGAAACCGATACGACAGGTCAAGGCGCTCTTACATCTGGCTCGACGGTTACGCTCAACCTCTATCCTGAAGGCGCGACAGCAGGGGACATCTATTATAGCGGTTCGGTAATCGTGACTTCGATTGAACGGACGGCTTCATTCGATGGCATGGTTGAAGCAACCTTCTCCTTCCAAGGCACAGGCACATTGTCACAATCGACCGCCGCATAATAGGACATAATTAAATGCACGTTATCGAAAGAGCTAAAACACACTTTTCGTCAAAAGAAGTTAAGGTCATTGAGGTTCCAGAGTGGGGAGATGAAAACTCTCCCTTACTCATTTATGCAACACCGATGACATTGGCAGAAAAACGCAAGTTGTTTCATGGAACAAAAGAGACAGACATTTTTGTTTTGGTCGATCTTTTGATCATGAAGGCTAAAGATCAGAAAGGTGATCCAATATTTACCTTGGAACACAAGCGCGATCTAACCACAAGTGTTGATCCAGACGTAATTGCAAGGGTTTCAAATGAGATTCTTCAATCAATTTCGGTCGAGGAGCAACTAAAAAACTAAAATCCGATCCCGAGTTGTTTTGTATATTTGCACTCGCGGATCGGCTTCATAAGACGATTGATGAAATAGAAGGAATGACACAAGAAGAATTTAATGGGTGGCTCGCATATGTGGAATATCTAAAGGGATCGGGTAAAAATGGCTGAGTCACTTAATCTTAAAATTACGGCTACTGATTCTTCGGCGGCGGCATTTGCATCTTTAAACCGTAATATGAATGCGGTTTCAGGAGGTTTTCAAAGATTAACAGCATCTATAAGTGGCTTCACTCGCGGAGCCATTGGTGCTGTTTTGGCGGGTTCTGTAACCGAAGCTATTGGTCAAGTTGTTAGATACGCCGATAGTTGGTCTTTGATGCAAAATAAACTTAGATCGGCAGGACTAAGTTTTGAACAGACAGCCACAGCGCAAACAAAAATTTCAGAAATTGCAAAAAACACCAGATCAGACTTGACTGAAACTGGTAGTTTATACGCGCGTTTAGCCTTTGCTACAGAAAATATGGGCCTCAAACAAGAAGAGGTTGCAAAAATAACTGAAACGCTTTCCAAGGCATTTAAGATGTCTGGAAAAACCGCTTTAGAGTCACAATCAGCGGTAACTCAGTTTAGCCAAGCCTTAGCATCAGGCGTTCTTCAAGGTGACGAGTTGCGTTCTATACGCGAAAATGCTCCTGAAGTTGCAAGAGCAATCGCTAATGCTATGGGCGTATCAGTTGGCGAGTTAAAAAAATTAGGTGAGCAAGGACGCATAACTGCCGATGTTATGGTTGAGGCTATACTTAATGCCGCTCCAAAAATTGAAGAAAGGTTTATGCAAGCAAGAAAAACATATGCTGATCAATTCCAACTTATGTCCAATGCCGTTCAAGAATTTATTGGCAGACAAGATGACTTAATGAGAAGTCATATCCAATCTATGGAAAATATTGGAAAAACAGGAAATATAATGATTGATAACGCTACAAGCGTTAGCGAAGCAATGCAAAATACACAAAAAGAAATTGATAAATTTAATGCGTTAATAGATCAGGGACTTCAAAAAGTTGAAAGTTTGCAACAACAAATTAACGCTGCTACTCCTGGATCAACATTATTTACTAGTTTAACACAAGAATTATCAACTTTAAATCAAGCAATTAGCGATACACAAAAATACGTTAATGAATTGAAAAAAAGCATGGAAATTCCTGCTCCTCAATTACCTCCGGCTATTGAAATTACATCTCCAACTGTAGTTGATGAATCGAATCAAATTTATAAAACTAAAGAGCAAATAAAAGAATTAACTAATGAAAAAAATAGATATATTCAAAGCCAAAGAGAATCTTTAATAAAAACAAAAGAACAGACTTTAGCGGAACAAATTTATGCAGATGCAGCAAAAGCAGGAAAACTTTCCACTGGATTTACTATGGCTGATGCTGAAAAATTAGCTATAGAAAAAATTCGTCATGATGAAAACTCTTCTGCGGCTAAAAAACACGCAGAAGAAATTGCAAATTTAATTCAAAAGTATCGTGAGTCTGCTGACCCGTTATTGGTCTATCGTGAAGATTTAGCAATAATTGAAGAGGCATTTAAAAAAGGTCAAATTTCAGCGGCACAATATTCTGAAACAGTAGCAAATATAAATAAGGCTATGTTAAAAGCGGCAGAAAGTTCTGACCCATTAAAAAAACAAACAGAAGAACTAACTAGGGCATTTGAAAGTTTTGGCCGTCGATCTGCGGATGCCATTGCTGACTTTGTTGTAGAAGGAAAAGGAAGTTTTAGTGATCTTATTAGATCATTTACAAAAGAACTTATTTCTTTCTCCATTTATCAAAATTTATTTAAAAATATTTTTGGTGGAACAGGTTTTAACTTTTTATCATTCTTAACACCATCAAGATCAACTATCGGCGGTAATGCCGTTGGTGGATTAAGGGCATCTGGCGGATCAGTTTCCTCTGGTTCAGCTTATATTGTGGGAGAGCGTGGACCAGAATTATTCATGCCAAATCGGTCAGGCTCAATCGCACCTAGTTTTTCTGGCGGTTCAAATGTTAATGTCAATGTAATCAATAATTCAAGTTCTCAGGCAACAACGAGAGAAACTGTCGATGGTCGTGGAAATCGTAATATCGATATTATCATTGGTGATGTTGTTGCTAAGGAAATCGGTCGGATCGGAAGTTCTGTAAATCAATCTCTTAGAAATACATTCCAGACTTCTCCTGCATTGGTGGGGAGATAATAGATGACTGCATCTTACACATGGCCAGCAACACTCCCACAAGTTCCGCTATTTGCACAAATGTCTGATGATTTTGGTGTTAATGTAATCACGACTCAGATGGATTCAGGCATTGCAAAAATGCGTCGTCGCGGTCGTCGATCATCAAAAATGACTATGACTTTTCAAATGACAACAACTCAAGTTGGTTATTTGAGAACTTTTGTTGAATCAACGATTAATGGAATTTCTAGATTTTATTGGGAGCATCCAAGAACCGGATCAACAATGGAAGTTAGATTGT